GGAAGTACTCGGCAATCTGCGTGCCGAAGTCCTGGACGAGAAGAAGGCCGTTCCAGACATCCTCGGTGAGCTTGATGCGCTTGTCGTTCATTTGGTCGGCCGTACGGTTTATGTCGAGGAACCCATCCGCCAGAGCATCTCCGATCGGCATGGGGATAATCCGCAACATGGAGTCGATTGCAGAGGTGAAGTCCTGCCGACTGAAGGAGATGACTGCGAAGATTGTCCAGACGAACATGCCAACGACGGACACGAGAACCATCCCGAACAACTGTGCGCCCGGAAGAGGGATGAGACCAAACATCACCGGAATTCCCTTCTGGAGAATCTTGACGAGGATACGGCCTCCTGCGGTCATCGCATCCAGCGCAACGGACAGCACACTTCCGACGAGAGGAGTGGCCTCAAGGAAGCTGGTGAAAAACATGAACATAAAGGTCAGCTTCACGAGGGTTCCGAGGTACGGCGACGCTGCGGCCTTGACCCACCACCGAGCTCCGTTGCCAAGGAAGTCTCCGGCGGTCTTCTTCGGCTTGATGGGAATCACCGGAACACCCTGGGACTCCAAGAAGCTCTCGAGCGAGGGTCCCTTGGCTTTGGGAAGGGCGCCAAGATCGCCCTTGGACAGTGCAGACGCGATGCCTGAGGCCTGTCCCATCAGAGCTCCAGCCCCAGGAGCAACTGCACCGAGAAGGTCACTGGGCTTCCCATCGACGAGTCCCTTGGCTTTGCCAAAAAGGTCCTTGGCCTTGTCACTGTCTCCGAAGCTCTTGGCCTTGTCCATGAGTCCCTGCATCTTGTCGCTGTCCCCGAAGCTCTTGGCTTTGTCCGCAAGGCTGTCAAGCGAAAACGCACCTCCCTTCAGTCCACCAATCGGGAAGGCACCCTGCTTGGAAAAGAGCATCTGTTTCGCGGTCTTTGCGAGGTCCTTCGGGATGGACCCACCTCCAGTCTGCACTGCTCCATCTCCCTTCCACCAGGCCTCCTCTTCAGGTGTGAAGGGAATCCGTTTGAGTCGTTTGTGTGCGAGTTGCCACCGATAGGCGATTTCGTCGGACGGCACAGGTCCACCCAAGGCCTGTGTGCGTTCCGTGATTCCGTCCAACCGACGTTCCATTATCCTCTCCGGCGACATTAGTATTTCCACTTCGTATCACACTCCAAGCACGTCACGAAGGTCGTCATGGGCTCATCCGCCGACCTCGTCTGCACCTGATAGTAATCGCACTTGGTCTTGCGCTTGCACGACCGGCAGAACATCTCGATATTCGCCGTGACCTTCTTCGAATACTTGGCCTTGTCCTTCTCCAGGGCCTTCTGAAGGATGTCGCGCCAGCGGTCGGGACACTGGTCGGACGGACTGGACTTGGCGAACTCTTCGATGCCCATGGTTGCGATGAGATGGCGGTAGGGATAGAGACTCACGGCACGAGAGCGAACCATCTCGCGGAAGGCAGCTGTCTCCCAGTCGATGTCAATGAGCCAGGCTCGCGCATCGGACACGCAGCGATTGAGGATGGCCACTTCGACGTCCTCAGACCCAAAGCGCTCTCGGATGAGTGTCCGCAAGGGATGGTCGATGAAGACGTTGGAGGCGTGGAGAAGATGGGCCACAGGAGCCTCACGAGACTCGAGCGGGTCTTCCTCGGGCTCTTCTTCCTCTTCAACGGCGGGTTCAGCTTCCTCATCGTCCTCTGCAATCCCCTCATCGTCCTCCTGGGCATCAAAGGCGACAGAGGCGTAGTACGCTTCATACTCGGAGGTATGGAAGTCCTCATAGGCAGACGCAGGCTTATCGTATTCATCTGCATTCTCTGAGCGGGTCTTCAGAAGGACGATCTGTCCCTGGAAGGAGTCCTCGGAGAAGGGAGGCGGAAGGATGTGCTGTGTATCGCCCTCGTCCGCTGGGGTTGCAAACACAGCGAAGGAGACGTCCTCTGTCACAAGCTTCCCTTGAAACTGAAGGCCGACAGACTTGAGCTTCTTGCGGAACCACTCGAGGACATCGGTCGTCTTCGCGGGGACCGAGAGTTCACTGAACGTTCCCTGCGGGGAGATAACAACTGCGAGCACCATTGAGACTGATGACGCCGTGACGAATTCAATCCGTTTTCCTGAAAACGGAAGTGTTCACGTCGTCCGAGAGGGACTGTACCTGAACACAATGCAGCAGTCAAACATCAAGTACACTCCCCGGGGCGGACGCCCGAACTATCGCTATGCACGCTGGACTCCTCCTGTGGAGCCCAAGCCGGAGCCCAAGCTCGACCTGTCGGACAAGAGCTTCCCCAGTCTCTCGAACAATGCGGTCCAGCAGACCACCTCTCGCACCGAGTTCTCCACCTCATTCGCCACCTCTGTAAAGGTCATGGCGGAAGTGGAGAAGCTTCAGGAGCTTCGGGCGCAGCGGGACCGTCAGGCTGACCAGAAGGCTCGTGCCGAGTTGGGAGGTGTCTATACGCACCGATTCCAGCACGGACGGTTGTCCGAAGTGGAACCTGAGGATGAAGCTCCTCAGTGGGAGCCTCCGAAGAAGCTTGCGAAGCCTGACCCCGAGACAGAGTGGGTCGAGGTGCGCCACAGCAAGGCTCATAAGAGTCCAAGGGAGAAGAGCTTCCGGGAGATGGAAGAGGACTATCGCTCCAAGGCGCATGAAGAGGATGGTGGAGATGATTACAATGGGGACCTGTTTGAGAGCTCGCACCGCCACGACCATCATGCGACGTAACGGCGGGTTGACTTCCGCTTGAGGCGCTTGCGGCGTCCTCCCTTGATGACATTGGCGGTCGGGATCGGAATCTTCAGAATATCAAAGCGCTTCTTCTGCGCTTCCAACTCCTTCTTTTCAAGTGCCCGTTTGTCCTTGACGAGCTTGAGGAGGGCCATCTTTTCGAGGGGCGGGAGGTCTCCTGCGCGAGACTCTGCAGCCTCCAGCGTTGCATGGAGGTCCTTCAGGGCAGACAGCAGTCTCTTTTCAAGGGTCTCGAACCGAATCCGATTCGGCTCATTGGGACCCGGAGGATTGCCCTTGAGGTACGTGGATTGGCGGAGAATCGACGCTTCCAGGTCAAAGATGCGCTTCCGGATCGTGTCGACTGAATCCGATGCAGCCGGCGGGGCGGGCGGGCGGGCCTCGACAGCGCGGGGAACAAGGGCGCGGTCTGACGATTGGATGTTCCTGCGCTTGAGGGTCTTCGACGCGACATCACTCGCAGAGGCGGCGGCTTGCTCGGAGAGAGCCTTGATCCGGGCTTCTTCTGCGGCCTCCAGCTTCGCTTTCTCTTTCTGAATCTCAGATTCTACGGCCTCCTTGGCCTCGGCTTCTTCTTTTTCCTTGCGAGCCTTGGCCTCGGCAAAGAGAGCCTTGGTGGCATCCGCCTCCTTCTGGAGCTTCGCGGTGTCCGCGTCCTTCTTGGCGACAGCGCGGTCAAGGGCACTCGGTCCTGCGGTCGGTGTCAGTCGAGCCCTGGTCTTCCGACTCGGACGACCCTGGGGAGCCAAGCTGTCGGACTCGGCTTCAAGTCGAGCCCGTTCAACCTCCCTGTCGACACGGGCTTCGGCTTCCTCTCCAGCCTGAGCGACCGCTGCATTCCGGGCAAGCTGTTCATCGCTGATGTCGAGACCCGTTCCGGCGGGGCCGTGGCGACGGAGAACTTCCTCTTCGGCGGCACGCTTGCGTTCGCGTTCACGGTCTGCGGCTTCCCACCCAGCCTCCTCGGCTGCATCCTCGGCGGCGTCCTTGGCATCCTTCTTCGCCTGCTCGTCAGCGTCCTTCTTGGACGCTTCGATGGCCTTCTCCATGTCCGTATCCTCTGCTTTCACCTCGGGCTCCTTCTTTTTCGTCTCGGACTTGGGTTTCGTGCGGCGTGCGGCCTTCTCCTCCTCCGTGACAGGAGTGACCGGGGTTGCCGACAGACGCGCTTCGGCTTCCTCGGCGGCCTTCTTCTCGGCCTTCTCTGCAGCGGCGGCTTCATCCGCCATCCGCTTCTCCTCTTCGCGAGACACCTTGAATACGCCTGCAGGGGCAACACGCTTGCGAGCGTCTGCGATGGAAAACTGCGCCACCATATTCCCGAACCACTCGCCCTTGTCTGCAACCCACCGACCGGGCTTCATCTGGGTCCAGAGCTTGACCGCAAAGTAGATGGCGAGAAACACGCCGAGAGCTCCAACGAGTCCAATGACGAGGGACACGAGCGAGTTCGTGTCCGGTGCGGTGGAGGGAAAGCCTCCGGGTGCAAACGGGTCGCAGGTGTCCGAGAAGGATTCGGTCGTCCCTCCGAAGAAGTTGGTCAAGGAGGGCGGACGAGCGGGGCACTCAGTGATCCACCGTCCATCGGGACCCACACTTCCAGCCCGACGATAGGAGAGCGTTGACTTCACCATGGGGCTAATCGCCTCCGTGATGGGCGTGCTCGGAAGCATCATAATCGTCTGGAGATCCATCGAGCTCACTTGCACCGGCTCCGAGAGCATGATGTAGCGAACGCCCGGCTTCCCGCTGGCCCTCCAGCTGAAGAGGTTCGTATCCGGAGCCATGAACCAGTTGTTGATCGAGGCGAAATTGGGAATGGTCCTGTCGAAGGCCAGGTCCAGCGGAGGCTGGCCGCTCCAGATGTAGTAGCCAGGCGACTTCACGAACGTCTTTCCGCCTTCCCCCGGAGCTCCCGGGAAGATGCTCGAGAGTTTCCAATCGGACCCGGTCGCGATGTCGACGGACTCGTACTGTCCTGTCGCAGGGTTCGGAGTGAGGATGCCCGACATGTACCGCGTGATTTTCGCGATGAACGCCCCCGACGCCCCAGCGGTCAGAGACCCCACCAGCGGAACAAGAATCACGAGCCCATCGTTGTTGCCCTCGCCCGGATCGCCCAGGGTCAGCATCGCGTCGTGCTGAATGTTCTCCACGCGAACCGGAGAGGGATGCATCAGCGTCAGAACATTAATGGTATGCGATTTCGAGTTGAACTCCACCTGAAAGGGAATGCTCGGTTTGATGAAGGCTTTCGTAATGGACGAAAATCCTCCCGAGGAGGAGACTTTGCGAATGATAGGAGTGCGTGCCTTGGCGGGGTCAAGCTCTTCAATCTTGGTCACCTTGTCCAGGTCAGCGGCGTCATAGACGACCTGTCCGCAGTGTTCGTTGCCGAGATCGCGATAGTAGATGCCATCGAGGAGACCCTTGCGGAACTCTTCGAAGGCCATCTCATTCCTCCGAACCTTATCGGAATCGTTGCTGTATTTCTTACACTTCTCTCGTGTGATGGATCCCATCTCTCGATAGAGTTTCGCGCCGGATGCAGAGACACCCGCTGCCACTGCAAGTTGACAGACCCCACCCGTTGGCGATTGGCATCCTTCGCCCATTCCTTTTCCAATGCCAATGGGGTCTACGGTCGGGAAGGGAGCTTCTTGCCGAATCGGAGGAAGCTTAATCTTTGAACCTCCGCCGCCCATTGTTCCTAGGAGACAAAACAAGTGTCGCAGGTAAACAAGATGCCACCGCCGGCCCATCCGGATACGCCATGGTGGTCCAACCTGGTTGCAGTTCTTCTGACTGCGATCGTCACGGCAGGCGCCACGATCTATTTCATGAAAGGAGGTGTGGGTGCACCCGCGCTTCCGACGTCAGGGGGATTCGGATCCCTGCTCAAGGATACCCTCGTCTACATGCCCCATGCCCTCCTCCTCTACGGCGTGATTGCGGATATGCTGACCTACGAAGGTGTGTATTCGATTGGAAGTCTCGTGGGTATCGTGTCGTTGTTCGTGCACGTCCTCTTCAAGTTTGTCTGGCAGGGGACGTTCGATGTTATTTCCACGATCATCAAGGCGGTAAAGGGAGAGGACTCCCGGATGGATAGGCCTGGTCGCATCGGAAAGGTAGCGGATACCATTCCGGCTGCGAACCTCCTGACCTCCACTCCCGCGAAGGGAACCACTCCGAAGTTTGGAGGCGCTGAAGCGGGCTCCTTTTTCAAGTCGTACACGGGATGCGACCTCCAGGGGTTCTCCTGGGCGCATTCTCCCTATGCCCCGCAGTCGCTCGTCGTCATTGCGTCGATCTTTAGCTATTACGGCATCGACCTCGTCAACAACCGTGGTGGTGGAAATGCGGGCGCGACAATTGGGCTCGGTCTGCTTGCGTTCATCGCGCAGCTCTTCCTGGCGGGCAACTGCTCGCTCCCGGGTGAGCCCGAGATTAGCAAGCTCTACCAGGCCATCCTCGCGGGAGCCGAGGGTCTCTTCGTGGGCGGTGTCTCGTATTCCGTCGTGCAGGCGTATTTCCCGTCTCGTCTGCCGTCGTCGACCATCTCTCCCTTCCCGCGCAAGAGTCCGGGCGACCTCCGCGATGGAAAGTACGACGAGAATGGCAACCCGTGGGTCTGCGTGAAGAACGTCTGCACGCCCGACCTCTCGAAGGCGGAAGACCGGGCCAAGTTTGGAAAAATGATTGCCGAGAGCACCGGCAATGGTGCGGCGGCACAGTCCGAGGATTGCGCGGCGACCTAAGCTGCGAGCGCCTTCCGCAGAAGCGTATAGTACATCCCAACACTGGCTCCCGTATGGCGAGCCACTTCAACGTTCCCCTTCAGAAACACAAGCGTCGGAACAACGGAGATCTTGAAGCGGTCAACATACCCCTCACGATCCTCCTTGGTATTCACCGAGACCCAGTTGACATTCGGAAAGTCCTCGCCCATCGCCTCCAGGGACGGTGCAATCGTGCGGCACGGACCGCAGGTCGGGGACCAGAACTTGAGAACAGTAACACCAGAGCTCATTCTACTTTGTCTATTACAACGTGATCAATTTGTAAATGGCCCCGCTCCGCGCGGAGGAGAGTTCGCTTGGCCACAATCTGTTTGGTCAGCGACACGTCACGAACTTTACAGAGCTCCGAGAAGGCTCGCAGGAGGCACTTGTCGATGACTGCTGCGTCCATGGTGGAGAGATTGGCGCGCATCCAGGCCACCACTTCCGTCTGGGGGACAGGAGGACCGAGCAGCCGAAGCGGACAGCCGGGGAAGAGGTCATCGAGGGCCGGAGGTTCGACGACACGGATGGTGGTGTCCAGGGTTCCGCGGGCCATCCGGTCGACAACGTCATTCTGCTTGGAGAGGTCATCCTCGCCTCCCGTGTGGGCGCGAACATGGATGAACCGATGGCTCTTGAACTTCGCCAGACGGCTACTGGTGTCCTTGATGAGGTCCTGGTGGAGAACGTCTTTGCCTTCCGCGGTCTTCCAGCCTCGACTTGCCCAGCCCGAGAGCCACTGGGTGAGGCACTTGATGGAGTAATCAGAGTCCGTATAGATGACGAGCTCTTCGTCGTGGAAGCCTCCGTCGTCGAGCAGGACAACGGCGCGATGGATGGCAGAGAGTTCGGCCCGCTGATTGGTCTGAGAGTCAGTGACAGGAAGACGCTCGGCGCACGAGAGATGACGGGCTTCGGGGAACCAGACCGCAAATCCAGCCTTCGCCCCTGCACGACCATTGCCTGAGCACGCACCGTCGGTAAAGATTCGCATTGCCTCTTATGTTCGTGCAGCCGCAAAATCCGTTTCCACTTTCCGCGGATCAATCCAATACGCAGTGTCGAGCGGAGGACCGATGCGTGTGGGCGTGTGGTCCGTGGGAGGAAGGACAGAGACAAGACAGCGACTCAGAATGGCGTGCTGAAGGGTCGGCTCTTCGATGTGAAACCAGACGCGACAGCGAAACGAGCGTTGCTCTAACGTCCGGCGCAACATCTGCTGACAGGCGAGCGACAAGCAATGGGCGTGCCAGACCATGAGGACACGGCAGCGAACGCCCTGACGATTGGGGGCAAAGGCCATCCACTGGGCAAACCACTTGGCAAAATCGTCCATTCCATTCAGGACGGCGGCGTCGATGGTTTCAAATTCGCCCTGCTCGGCATAGCGAGCTGTATACGAGGTCCAAAGTCTCTGCGTCTCTCGATCATTGAGAGCTTCGTAGAGAACTCGGTGGGGAGGAGGGAAGGTGTTCATTGCAGATTGTCTTGCGACCAGAGTAAATGGCAGGAACCGGCGAGACCCCCGACACATCGAGCGCTGGATCCAAAGGGTGGATTGGAACGTCCCGAACGTACAATGAGGAGGGGACGGAGATCGAGACAGATGTGATTGCCATCTTTCTCTCCCTGGATCAGGCCAAGCAGTGGGCGCGCAAGATGGCGGGCATCGCGGGTGACGCCGACATTGAAGCCAAACTTCCTGGTCTCAGTCGGAAGCCTTGGCCTGAAGACATTTCCATCGGCGCAGATCCTCGTCCCGCGGAGGAAGGACATGAAGAAGACGGAGGAACGACGCAGTTTGAAGTCCGTTCGGGAATCCAGGTGTACGGGACGTCAGTGGGAGGCAAAAAGCGGAAAACTCTACGCCGTCGGCGCATCGCCTGAGCCAACAATGCGCTTGACGGGGATGTCGGCCGAGACAACGTAGAGCGAGTTCTCGGTGAGAACAAGATAGGCCTTCTCCTCCTTGATCCGCATGATAGACTCGATAGGCGAGGTGTACTCTGTGTCGGACTTGACGAGCATCTTGGTCGTGCCCTGAACGCCGATGCAGCACGCCTTGCTGAGGCTGTCGTTGTAGTAATCCAAATAAATCGGGCGATCCTGTTCGATCGCGACCTTCGCAGCCTGGGCCATCACCGTTGCAGAGGGAACGCTCATTTGTGTTGGCGAAAGAGCAACTCTTCATTATTTGAACGAGGCCCGACGCGTCCTGCGACCACCCCTTGCGCGACCCATCGTTCCACGACGACGCACAGTTCCCTTGCGCTTCGACTGTCCCTTGCGGAACGTCTTGCGACGCTTGGAGATGCCACCGTAGAGCTGAAACCCAGGTCCTTTAATCACTGACTCTACAGTGGATATCGTCTGTTTCGTTGGACTCTGTCGAACTGCAGCAAGCAAAGGAAGCAGGCTCCCAGCGTTTCTGTTGCCTCGTTCGGCGAGGTACCTGATGTATTCATAGAGGTTGTCCAAATCAACATCCCTCCCATTCCTCGTATATCTTGCCCAGAGGTCGTCGAGACGTCTGCGCTCAATGAGCGGGATGACCGGTGGCCCATCCCCCAAGGGTGCAGCCGCAGCCGCAGCCGCAGACGCGACAGCCGCAGCTGCACCAGTCCCCTTCCCCTCGCCACCTGGAGGAGGTGTCCATCCCATCTTGGTGGCAGTGTCGATAGACGGGTACCCTTCGCCTGACTTCGCTCTCGCGGGAGGAACCTCCCCTGTAACGACGGGCTCTCCGGGCGGCAGGGTATCCTCCTCAAAGACAATCGGAGGATTCGTTGGACTGCGGAGTGTTGGAACCGTGCGCGCCCCTGGGTATACCCTGGCGAGGTCCGAAAACCTGTAGTACTGTCGATGTTTCCCCGCCTCTCCCTCTTTCCCTTCTGAAATGTGAATTGTATTGTGATAGTCTCGATTGCTATGACCGGTTGGTTTGATTGGAATCGATAGATGCACCTGTGGTTTGTCGCCAAATTCAACAAACACCATCCCCCTCGATTCGGCAGTCTTAATAGCAACCTGTTTGCCGTTCCGTGTGGGACGTCCATACTTCAAAATCGCGGCCTTCTTCGACTCCCGAATCGCATTTGCAAGGTCGACCTGGGTTCCAGTGACTTTGTCTAGAAACTGTAGATAGGGCTGCTCCTCTACGGCAAACGCCCTGTCCGCCATTACACACTTCAGACATATTTCTTGAGGGAGTCCTCAAGAGAGAACCGAGACTTCATGATAAGGTTCGGTGTCTCCGCGCGAGGCAGGGCAAGCAGAGCTCGCACCTGCGTCCGAATGTCAACCTTGGAGGAGACGGCGAAGACGAAGCGAACCAGAGCATCCACGTGCTCCTCCTTCACTCCAGACTTCGGAGCCCGGACGCTCTCCTGCAGGTCCTCCAACATGCTTGTCACATATTGGGTCATTGTCTCCTGCGGGACAAGACCGCGACTGTACAATTCAGCCAAGTAGACGGCGAACCCACGCTTGAGTTCCTTCTGCTTGGTCCACGCAATCACGGCGTCCCCATAGGTCGGGTCGTCTGTGCTGGGGATCATGGTCACATTCCCAGTGTCATAGAGGACATCCACCATCTGGAGCTGAATGGACAGGTCTCCAGCGGCATCCGGGCAGGCCTTGACGATATCGCGATAGAGGTCTGCGAGGATGGGCGCGAAGAAGGGCTGGCGAATGCTCCGGTCAAACAGGAGCGTCGTCACCCGCAGACGGAAGAGACCGTCGCGCTTCCCTATCAGGGTCAACACCTCGGCCGTGAGCTTCGCGGAATTCTGCTTCGAGAGCTTGTTAATCGCGGAGCTCACAGTGTCATATTCAGGGTCGTCCTTCTCACGCACCTTGCGGACCATCTCAACGAGGACCGTTTCCCTCCAATTGGAGGCCTCCTCCTTGGGGCGCCTGTGGGTCGGAGCCTGATAGGGCTTCCGATAGAGAGGCTTGAAGGAGAGTTTCAGGCGGGAGATCGTGTCCAGAATGGACTGCGAGAGCTCGGCCCGAGGGAGAGTGCGTGCTGCATAGATGCTTTGAACGTCCATTGCGACACTGCTCTTTTCCAGAGGGAAGATTCCATCCGTTTTTGCGAAAACGGATTTCATCCGGCGGAAAGACAAGACCAGTGTACACCATGGACACTTGGACTCTCTGGTACCACGATCCGATGAACTCGGACTACTCGCTCGAAAGCTATATCAAGATTGCAGACATCTCCGATGTGGAGACCTTCTGGACAATCGTTGAGGCCATCTCACCTGAAGCCTGGTCGGCTGGCATGTTCTTCTTCATGAAGAAGGGAATTCGCCCCCTCTGGGATGCGCCTGAGAATGATAAGGGAGGCGCGTGGAGTAAGAAGGTCGACGCCCAGGACACGCCTGTCGTCTTCCTCGATTGCATGGTGCACTGCCTCGCGGGGAAGCTGTTGACAAAGCAGAATGAGACGGTGGCGGGCATTACGGTCTCGCCGAAGGGAGCCTTCCACATCCTGAAGTTCTGGAATACGACGACGACGGTGTCAGACCGGAAGCTGTTCAGTCCCACGCTGAAGATGAAGCTGGGCGAGGACATCGCCTACAAGGCACACAATCTTCGCCCGAAGTAGAGTAAAGCATTACCTTATAATGTCAACCTATACAACACCAGGAGCCATTCTGTTCCGGTATGTCCCCGGTGTGGGACGTGTGTCTACGACTCCCTGTTGTCCGGCTCCTATTGCCCCGTCCGCCACCTGTGCCACCGCCTATTCCACCGCCGACCAAACGCTTGCCCATGGAACCGCTGCGCTGGTCGCTCATGATACAGTTCCCTTTTCCTATGGGATTACGGTGACGACGGGTGCGAACGCAAAGTTCACAGTGCCCGCAGCGGGTGTCTACAAGATTATTCCCTCACTTCAATATGTCGGGAACAACGGGAACGCTGGAATTACGATTTGGCTCAAGGTCAATGGAACGAATGTCGCGGACACTGCCACCTATACGGTCGTGAAGAACGGAGAGGAGGGTGTCATTACATGCGAGTATCTCCTGGAGATGAATGCAGGAGACTTCGTTCAGGTCGCAGCCTTGGCGACAACTCAGAATGTCATTGTGAACTATATCGCAGCAGGTGGGTCGGGTGACAATGCCTATCCGGCATCGCCAGGTATCATCACAAATATGTATCGGATTCGCTAAGCCAATGTAAAGAGATACAGAACCTTGGTGAGGTCTGCGAGGATGGTGTCGCGGAGATTGAGGAGGTCGGTATCATCCTTGCCGATCTTCTTGGGAAGGACCTTGGTCAGGTAGGCAGTCTGCGTGGCGACAAAGGTGCGGGCCGCAGACTCACTGAAATTGTGAAGCTTGATGGACCCCGACACCTTGGGGCGTCCGTAGCGTCCCATATAGGACTCCACGAATGCATCGATGTTGGTATCCAGCGAGGCCGTCAGAGCATCGGTGGCCGTGTGACGCGCAAACGACTTGGTCTGCCAGTGGTAGAGCTTGATCTGGTTGCGGATGGTCAACAGGCACATCACGATGTCTCCGCCCGAGGATGTATTTCTGCGAGTCTTCGCCATTTCTCTTTCCCCGGAAATTACGCAGAGCACGGCATGAGGCAGAGCTTGATGTCGCCAAGGTTCGCGATGACGTAGCGAATCATGATGAACCAGTCGTTCTTCATGTGAATCTCGAGGTTGTTGGAGAGGTTTGAGCACTTGGTAAAGAGCACGAGGTGGGGAAGCGAATAGGTGCCCGACACAATCTCGTTGGACTCCTTCTTGGAGATGCTGAGTTCAGACGCACTGTCTCCGAGGGTCACTGTCTGCGAGGCAAAGGGACCCTTGCAGGTGAACGTGAGCGTGCTCCCGATGTTCTTGATATCGACGGTCTTCGCAGACAGGAGGGTCATGTCCCGGCAGATCTTCTGGAAGTCGAGAGACGGCATGGTAATCCGCGTGGCGAACTCGGTGTCGAGCATCTTGATATCCGACTCGTCGCGGTCGAGGAGGTTAATCTTGTAGCGAACGCGGCGCTTCTTCTCGCCGTTCTCGAGTGTGATGGTGAGGTGATTGGACTCAGACTTGGACACACTGAAGGTGATCGTGTCGTCGTTGGTGACGGTCTTAACGACACGGTAGAAGTGGTCGGTGTTGAGACCAACGTCAAACTTGGGCGCCGAGTGGTTGTACTCGTAGTGCTCAAACTTGTTTGCGTGGAGACGCATGTGGGTAAAGACGGTGCGGGTGTTGTCCATCGCCACCATGCGGATTCCATCGGCGTCGAAGACCAAGCTCATCTCGACGAGCATCGACTTCAGACCTTCAGCAAGAGTGCGGATAGGGGCCGTCTGAACCGTCTTCGCTACTACGATGTCGTCGCTCATTTTGTATACCCCTCGGCGGGACTTGTAAGTCGCTTACCGCGGGCCATAGATGGCATAGAGGATTCCCACAATCGTTCCAAAGAAGGCTCCGGCGATGAGAAGGAATCCAATCATGTAGCTCGCGAAGAGACCCATATAGCTCACGAGACCCGTGGCGTTCTTGGCGGCGAGAAAGGAGAAGCCAGAGGGCATGAGGACGAAGATCAGGACGAGGACGAAGAGAGTCGCGGCACCAATTCCGACAGCGACCTTCCAGATCTGCTCAGTGGGGATTCGAAATCCAAGGACTGTGGTAAATTCGGACTCACGGTCTGTGGACTTGTCAGTTGTCGCGTTGGTAGGAATGTCCATTGTGCTTTAGCGAGATTTGACGACGAAGGGGTAGGCCAAGAGGGCCAAGAGGACAATGAGAATGCCGACATCCACCGTGCGGATGATCTTCTTCTCGCGGTCAGGGAGTGCATCGTACTTGTCCGAGTACTCCTGTGGCTTGGCCCACTTCCACATCCAGCCCAAGAGGGTCGGCTTGAATTGGTCCGTGCAGGAATACAGCAGGTCGTACCATGCGAGGACAACGTACGCGAGACACGCCAGGATGAAGTTCATGACGATCCGATGGCTCAACGCGACAGGATGCGGGAGCCAGTAGATGATCAGCACAAAGGCTGAGAAGACGAGACATTTGGGATTGAGTGCGAGTTCAGTTCCGAAGAGGCCTCCTCCCATTTGCTACTTGGTATAGAGGATATACAGCAGCGAATAGAGCCCCAGGAGCCCCGACCAGAGAACCTGGTCATCCGTGAACATAGCGTCGAGGGCTTCCATTCCATAGACAGAGGCTGCGACCATCGCCGAATCGGCGACCAGAATCTTCCACGAGCCTTCCGCTGCATACCGCTTGAAGAGGTCCATCACGCGGTTCTCTCCGGGAGGAACGATGAGGATGATGAAGTAGAAGAGGAGGTCGTGGACGATCTGAATCGCCACCGCAATCCCAACAAGTGTGAGACCAGAGGCTGCCGGAAACAGGAGCTTCGCGAGGGCAATGCCGAGCACGATGACAAGGACATCCATCGCAACTGCATTGAGACCGAAGTCCGCGTACCACGTTGCGAGAGACTTGGTCAACGGAAAGACTTTCGAGAGAACGATGACAGCGAAGTCCACCCATGCCGTCGCAGCAAACAGAGCTGTCCAAGGGATCATTATCTTCCTCCGAGAGTTTACTCCTCGTCCTCAGCGCCGCCCTTCTTCACCTTCTTCACGCCGAACTTGCCCTTGGTGGCCTTGTAGCCGGCCTTTTCGAGGCGACGGGTCTTCTTGGCGAGCGTCGAGCGCTTCTTGGAGACGATGCGGCCCCACTTGTTGTACTTGAGGTCCCGCTTGGTCAGACCACCGCTAGTGTGGTGGGCGGTGTTGTGCATCACCTGAGCCCGAGAGCCGATAGCCTTGCGCGCGCCTGCAGTTTGTTCACCTTCCATTTATGGTAGGGCAAGAAAGTCTATGCCGCCAGCAGAAAACAGGACCCCGACCGAGTCACGATGCGATAGCCGGCCTCTCGAATGATTCGAAGGAAGTCGCTCTCCGCAAACGTGTAGCTGTAGCAGTCAATGAGGTCGTAGGCCTTGTAGACGCGAAGGGAGGCTCTGTCTGCAATCTGAACGCGATTCAGCAGGACATAGGGGCTTCCCTGTGCGAGAAGGTGTCGAAGTCCTGCACAACCATCCTGGAGAATGTCGAGCAGCCCCGTACAATAGAGGATGCCATCCCGGAACGTGCGTGATGTGGTGCGGTAGTCTTCGCAGACGAACTCTGCAAAGGGCCAGGCCTCCGTCGCCGTTCGAATCATCGCCTCAGAGAAGTCGAGACCGAGATAGCCGTACGGGCGGTTCTCCTGGCGAAGAAGCTGGGCCGTGGATCCGACTCCACAGCCAATGTCGTAGAGCCGGAGTCCAGCCGGAACGTGCTGAAGACAGGCGAGCATCGCGACCCAGTGGGCCGGATACGCGTTTGCGAGTTCACTCCGATTGAGCGCGAGCTGCTTTTCAGGGAGACGGTCATCTTTCCAGGCCTCGGTCATTTAGTGTGTCTGCGTGCTGTTCTTATAAATGCCCTGGTGTATCGTCTACCTCGCAAGTCCAAAAGACAGGCGGGTCGGAGCCCAGTTCGGAGGCGCGCGGAAGCTTGAGATTCTTGCGGCATCCCTTCGTCTCACCCGTCAGCAATTCCCAACCATCGACACGATGGTCTTTCACGAAGACTACACCGAGGAGGAGATGGCGAGTCTTCCGCCCGGACTTCAGTACCATCAGGTGGACTTCAGCGGGTACGACGACCTCTTTGTCCAGCACACCTTCCCGAAGGGCTATGTCCTGATGTGCCGGTTCTTCAGCGGTCAGCTCCAGCGCCACCCGGCGCTTCAGGCGTACACCCACTATATGCGGCTGGACGACGATGCCTTCTTCCAGGCGCCGTGGATTACGCCGGAGCACGTGGACACCCTTCTCTCCCACGACTACGTCTATCGGTCTCTCTTCTATGACCTCAAGGACCACCAGGGTCTCTTTGAGTGGACGCTTGCGTTTCTCAAGACTGCGGGCTACGGGAGTGACATTCCGACACTTCTTCGCTGGCTGACCTCGAAGGGGGTTGTCCAGAACGGACAGTACACAGGACTTGCGCCGTACAACAATTTTCATCTGTCGAGTCTGCGGCTTTGGTCGCATCCGCTTGTGAGCGCATACGTCGACCGTCTGGAGACGGACCACGGGTGTCTCAAGCACGGATGGCTTGATGCAAACATTCATGCAATGGTCATCTGGTGTCTGGCTCCCCTTGTTGGGTTTGGAGTCCACCACGATGGAAGTTTCGGATATCGTCACAACAAGCACGTCTCGCAGCTCGGGTCTCCTGCGATCCGATGGGATGAGTCCTTGTCGTTCTATCCGAGCTGAGCGCGGAAGGCCTGGAGCAGCTGGGGCATCGCAGCCTGAATCGCCTCGGGATGCGTCCCGCGAAATGGGGCCGTATAGCACGGGCCACGACGCGCCGGAATCCATTCGTGGACACCCACATACATCCGCTCGAGCAGGCTCCGCTGGAGCGTGGACCCCCGCACCCACGGGAGATAGACGCGCTCGAAGTAATTTGGAATCGTTCCGCCCGAGACAAAGGTCTTGTAGTAGTTCGTCTTGGTTGCAACCTGGCGAGGGAAGACGTACGAGTAGTGATACATCTGAACACCCGTCTTCTGATAGAGCTCATCGCTCGAGATGTGCTTGGTCTGCATCTCGGCCGGATAGGACATCGTCGGAGGGCGGTGGGTCTTCCACGTGGACCCCGGAACATAGCGGAAGATGCGAAGGAAGTTGTCCGTCTTGAGCTCAAACCCAGTCAGGTAGTGCGAGAATCCGCCGTAAAAGCTGCAGCTCTGGACGCCGACGGAGGTCGGAGCCTCTGCAGCCAGGAGGGCCTTAATCTTGAGGATGTCCTCTGTGCGATAGACCTCATCGGAGTCGACCATCCAGAGATAGTCGATGTCATCGCGAAGCAGCGACAGATACGCCCGCGACTGATCGTCTTTTTCGGCAAACTGTCCGTGAACGACGCGCAGCTTGGAGTCCGGGTCGGGAAAGGAGTCCAGAATGGAGTTGGTCCGGTCGGTCGATGTCGTGCGGCCCTGCTCCTGCCAGAAGCGAACGGGACCTTCGGCGATGACAATCTGGTCGACATGGGGATAGAGTTGCTGGAGACATTCGCGAAGCACGTAGTCTCCCTCGAAGACGATCATCCCGACGGCAATCTTCATTTGTTTAGCCTGTCGTGGGCGCGTGAAAGTGCGTGCACATAGTCCATGTGGAGGGCATGAAGGGCGGGTGTCCTCCAGATGAGATGGTCGGGCTTGAACCAGCTAGAGCTGAACGTCTTGTCCTCGAGGCTGTACTGGAACCGCGAGAAGTGGTTGAAGACCAGGTCCTGAGTCTCTCCGTTCCATCCGATCACCTTCTCGGACAGACGCGAGAGGTCATAGACCTCCCATTGCCAAGAGGCCCCGTGCCCGATTCCGGTGTCGACGTAGAGTTCAGACGGCGCACAGACCAACGGGAAGAACTCAAGAAACTTCTGGTCTCCGCAGGTCGCGTACTGCGGAGGTGTCCGGCTCACGACGGCATCGGCCCACCAATTCAAGAGCCGGCGTCCGAGCGAGGAGTTGCGGAAATAGACCACGCCGACGTTATAGTGTCCCTCGACATAGGACTTGGACAGGTCGAAATGGCGATGGCGGAAGATGCCGCAATGCTTCTCTCCAAAGGCCTCGAAGAGTCGAGTGATATCCTTGTAGAAGACGATATCGGTGTCGATATAGGTCAGTGAATCGCAGGAGAGCGTGTTCATGAGATAGCGCGTAAACACGCTTGCAAGCGTCCAGCAGAACGCCTGGAAGTCATCCTTGCGAAGGACCTGCAGTTTGAACTCCTGGCTTCCCGGGAGCGTGAGACCGAAGGGAATGAGGGTCTCCGGCGGATAGGCAACCACATTCGGAATGCGAAGCCTGGAGAGACCCTGGAAGGTCGGTTGGTCCATGCAGTAATAATGCAGGGTCCACTGAAGCGTTGCGGTTTGCGTAAGGGATTCGATCAGGGCGAGGCCGTACGGAAGGTATTTGGAATCAGAGACTGCGACGAGGTGCTTCATTATACACCTGCTGGACAACCTCTGTAATCTGTTTGGGCTCGAGGGTTGCAAAGATGGGAAGCGACACCATCGTTGCAGCGAGACGTTCGGTGACCGGGAAGGTCAGATGGTTCATCTCTGCGAAGGCCTTGCTCTTGTAGAAGGGAATGGGGTAGTGAATGAGGCTCTCAATTCCGGCGGCTGCGAGGCGTGCCATGACCGTATCGCGGTCCTGAACCTTGATGGCGTAGATGTGATAGGAATGAGAGACACGCGGGTCCCGTGCGCGGAGATGGAGGTCTCCCAGCGCCTCTGTATAGAGCTGGGCCACACGCCGCTTCGCCTCAATCACACGCGAGACGTCGGGAAGCTTGCGAAGCAGAAAGAGGGCCTGCAGCGTGTCCATCCGACCATTGGTTGCGGGGATGTCGTGGATGTACTTCGCGGACACTCCGAGATTGCGCAGGAGTCGGCAGGTGGTCGCGATCGCGGCATCATTCGTCAGGATGGCGCCCGCATCTCCGATTGCACCGAGATTCTTCGACGGATAGAAGCTGTGGCACGAGATGTCGCCCCAGGCTCCAAGCGGGATTCCGTTGTACAGGGACCCGAAGGACTGCGCACAGTCTTCCACGATGCGAATGGACTTCCCACGGCAGAGGGCTCGAAGCGCGTACATGTCGCAGCAATCTCCGTAGAGATGGACGACCAGAATCGCGCGGGTCTTCGGAGTGATTGCGGCCTCCACCGCCGCCAGGTCGAGAATCCCATCCTCGGTGCAGTCGACGGGAACCAGAGTTGCGCCGGATGCCTGGGCTCCAAAGGCTGACGCAATGTAGGTATTCGCAGGAAGGATGATCTCGTCCGTGGGAGAGAGATTCATCGCGCGAAAGGCAAGCTCAAGGGCTGTCGTCCCTGAGGAGACTCCGATGGCGTGCTTCACGCCAATCGTCTTGGCCAGCGCGTCCTCAAGCGTCGCCACCTCCCCTCCAAGAATATAGCGTCCGTGTCCGAGCAACGTCTGCACATCGGCTCCAAACCCCTCGGCAAAGGAGGCGTTGTAGTCCTTGATATCGCTCATCGGGATCCGGAAGGTCGTTCCAAGCGGGTTTAATGCGGTCATCTCTTAGAGAAACAAGACGCGCCGTTCGTAAATGGAACCCTATGTCCTCCATCTCACGCGGAGGCGGAATGCAAAACCGGGGTATCTTGTTCCACTCGAAGACACGGACGTTGGGTTTCCAATCCGTCGTGTCTTCTATATTTCTGGTCTGCCGGACGGCGGGTCGCGCGGCTACCACGGGCATCGTGAGACGACGACCCAGTGTTTGATTTGTCTAACGGGTCGAATTGAGGTGGAAGCTGGGGGCAAGGTCACCACCCTCGAGACGGACACCCAGGCTCTTGTCGTCCCTCCGGACAATTACATTGTGATGCATTTCTCACCAGGTGCACTTCTTCTTGTTCTCTGTAGCACGCTCCATGCCGACGACGTGCTGTTTACGCCTGTTCAAACTGATACGCCTCATACAGCGCAAGAATCGCCATGTCATCCGCCTCCTCCTTCTTCTGAAGCGTAACGAGGGTGTCTGTGGTTGAGCGCACGTGGACAAACTGCAAAATCGCATGATATTCAGTCCGGAACGGGAAATCATGAACCAGGAGCGTTGCCTTCGGGTAGCGGAGAAGGACGTTTGCCATACAGGCCACCCGGAAGCGGCCGTCGACAAGGACGAGGTCAGGGTCCGACAAGTCCTGGTCGCTGTACGTCGGCCACGCCGATTTCATCGCGTCATCGCGGGGATGCCCGTAGCTGGAGATAGGGCCCAGGTTGATCCAGCGAACCTCTCCCCGTGGGCAGACAGCCCGCACGTCCGAGGCAAATGCGGGGTCGCTCTCAATGGAGACCAGGGAGGTAATCGAAGGAATCGATGCAGCAAGGCAGGTCGACCCTCCGGCTCCGTATTCTGCGTAGCGGGTACATCTCTCGAGGGCAGACCGGAGAACAACCTGTTCGCTCGCACTCATGGAAATCTGCATTGTCTGTAGCGAAGACATCGTTTCGGGGAAATCACTGCATCTTCGCGTATTCCACGAGCGTATAGAATCGAATCCACTCTCCAGTCCGAGTGTTCTGAAGATAGGGAAGTCCGCCCCGCCACTGGATCTGCGTCTTCTTGTATTCGTCCTTGTAGTAGTTGTCGTTGTCCCGAACGTTTTGGTCGAACGCACATCCTGCATGGACTCGATTGAGGGGGATATGAGGCCGGGTCTGCGCGAACAGATAGAGAAGGGTCATGTCACAGACTCCACCCGGGAGGTTTGTCTCCCGATGGTAGGTTGCCTTTTTCATCAAGAGAGGGAGGTTGGTCGTATAGGTGCTCCGAATGAAGGTGTCAAAGGCTGCGCTGGACTCGCGGGTCCAGAAGGAGCAGCATCCGGACGCAGACCAGCGAACGCCAGGCTGGTCATACATCAGGGTATACAGGAGATGCCCATCGGGATACGTCGGGTAGACCTCGTCCGTACGAAAATACAAGTAGACGTCGGAATCCGAATAATACACGGTGTCCCATCGCGACGTCTTGAGGAAGGCCGCGAGAATGCACCACCGTGCAAGGCACAAGTGTTCAAAGGCGACAGAGTTTGTGGACAGATGCACGTAAAAGGACGTGACCTCTGCGAGCACGCTATCGTAGTCCGCGATCGAATGGAACTCATCGACGCCGTCCATCTGGGCGTCTCCGATGAGAATCACGTAGTTTCCCATCCGCTTGGCTTGATGAATCGCCTTCTGGAGGTACGCATGACGGCCTCGGTGAAGAAAGAGAACCGGGATCATATTATTTACCGTGACTCCGTGTCTGTAATTAGAAACGAATGCGGTATTACTATCTTCCAGGGTCGGAGATGTTCCGGCTCTATCGATTGGCCCGGTACCTTCCGAAGGTGCGCGACTATCTCAAGACACGATGGGATGTTCTTGACACTCCGGCCATTTTGACGGAGACAGAGCTGTCCCGACACATTCGCACCAAAGACTTTTCGCTCTTCACGCGCGTCGACACACCCGAACCCGGTGCGGTCATCGTGCTCGGATTCTACCTTGAGCTCTTGGAATATTGGGGCGAAGGCGATATCTTGATGCGAATGATCTGGGACATGTCCAGGTCCTATCCGAACCACACCTGCCTTGCGTTCTACAATCATGACAACGACTTCGCGAAGTACAACGAGTGGATTCCCAAGAATGTTCGCATCCTCAACTGCGGGTATACCTCCTCTCGAGGACCCCAGGATATTCTGATTCCGTTCTGGAACATCCAGGAGAACCCGTTCCGAGAGCCGAAGACTCAATTTGCCTCGTTCAGTGGGTCGGTGAACAATCGGTTACGCATGGCCTTCCTCGACGCGATTCATGCCTACAACCATCCTGACATTCAGGTCAAGTCCGTCTACGGAGAGGAGTATCTTCGCGAGCTCAGCCGAACTACGTTTACCCTGTGCCCTCGAGGAGGACCCAACTCGGGAGGCTTTAGTTACCGTGTCTTTGAAGCCATTCAAGCGCGGTCGATTCCTGTTCTCTTCGTGGACACTCTGCAGTTCCCAATGCCAGAGGTCGTCAACTGGGATGCGATCTCGATTCGACTTCCGGAGGCCCTTGCAACGGATATCGCTGAGGTCCATCGCCGACTTCGCGCCCTGGATCCGGCTCCGTATCTCGCAGCCCTGGAGACTGCGCGCGAGCAGGTCTCTCTCCACGGCGTCCAGCGGTATCTCCACTCCTGCTTACAGAGCAGCAGTTGAACTCAACCATGCGGATTACACTTGTTGGAACGGGCTACTGGGGAAAGCACTACGCGCGTCTTCTCACCGAGCTTGCAGATCTTCGTATATCGTTGACCTCAATGTCGACCTTCTTGCTGAGTTTCAGACTCTCTACCCCAAGTCCGTCTGCACACCTCGCCTTGAGGAGGCCCTGGGTGCGGATGTCGATGCGGTGTGCATTGTAACCCCAGCGTCAAGCCATGCACGCCTTGCAACCCAAGCGCTTCTCGCGAAGAAACACGTGTTCGTTGAAAAGCCGCTGACAGTGAGCCCACAGGACGCCGAGGCCCTCGTTCACCTCGCAGCACAGAACGACCGTCGACTCATGACGGGATTCACGTTTCTCTTTGTCCCGTCTGTCTGCCGAGCCCGCGAGATGGTCTCGGGACAGCTTCAGTACATGACATCCCGGCGGACCAACCTGGGACCCATTCGGTCGGACGTCAGTGTTGTCTGGGACCTTCTTCCCCACGATATCGCGATGTTTCTTGCATGGGCCCAGACTCCCGTTCTCTCTGTCTCGGCGGCTGCGACGTCCTTTGTCTCGCCAAACCCAGACGCAGTTCAGGCCGCCCTTCGGTTTGAGGGAGGACTGATTGCAAGTGTGTTCGCCTCCTGGGCAGAGCCGAGAAAGGTCCGAGAGGTTGTTCTCGTGGGGTCCGAGTCGATGGTTGTGGTGGATGACCTCGATGCCAAGGCGCCTCTGAAGGTCTACCGCCCCGGAGCAGGGTCTCCCGAGACTCCCGAGCTTCCGGTGGCAGAGCCGCTGAAGACAGAGCTTCGCCACTTTCTCGCGTGTTGCGCAGACCCGTCGCTCGTGTGTGTCTCCGATGGGGCTCTCGGTTCCAAGGTCACGACCATCCTTCATGCGATCGACCAGTCTCTGGCCCAGGATGGACGCCCTGTCTCTCTCTGTTAAAAATGGAGCTGGGGTTCCAGCCTCATTGTTTGGGGTTTCCCCCGTGTTCCTCCCCCGACGACCGTTGAAGTTCTGGTGTTTAGTTGGAGTACGCGAGGCCGCCCATGCCGGACATGACACGGAGAACGTTGTAGTTCACGGCGTACACGCGGACCTGCGCAGTGCGGCCAGAGCGGACAGTGTTGACGGACACCGTGAGCTGGAGGGTCGCCTTGTCGATACGCGAGAAGTTGCAGGTGCCGCTGGGCTGGTGCTCCTCGGGCTTGAGCGCGAAGGAGTAGACGTTGATGCCGCGGGACGGGGTGCGGCTGTGGTGCTGGTAGGGCTGGACAACGTCGAAGTAGCGGCCCTCGCGCTCCGTGAAGCGGTCCTGGCCGTTGAGCTGGAGCTTGGCGACCTCCACGGGGTTCTTGCCCTCGCACTTGACGCCAGAGGACAGGATAACCTTCGCGAGGAGGTAGTTGGTGGTGGCCGCGAAGACCTCCTCGCCCTGGTCGGAGCCAGAGTCGAGCCAAGACGCACCGCCCAGCGAGGGGCCGGGGTTGACGCCGAGGCCAGGGAGGTAGGGGCCAGAGGGACCGTCGCCAGTGGTGGTGGGGAGCTGGTTGGTCGCAGCACCGCCGCCGAGGGAGCCACGGGCGAGGATGTCCATAACAACACCCTCCGTGGTGAAGTCATCCGTGTAGTTGAAGGGCTGGGTGCCGTTGACCTCCGTGATGAAGTTCTGGCCCGGGGTGCAGTCGACGAAGGAGTCGCGCTGAACAACCCAGACAAGCTCCTTGACGGGGTGGTTGAAGTTCAGCTGGATCTTGTTGCTGGACGAGGTGATCGACTCAGCGCCGGTGTACTGGAGCTGCTCGATGAGGTACTCGTGGGTCTGCTGGGCGAACCGGCGGCGCTCCTCAGTGTCGAGGTAGATGTAGTCGATGTAGAGGGACGCGGCGGTGAGGGACTGGATGGAGGTGGCCGGGGCAGTCGCGCCAGTCTGCTCGTAGTAGCAGCAGTTGATCCACTGCTCGAACTCGACGTTGATGCGAACCTCGTGGTACTGGAGGGCGATGAGCGGGATCGCGAGGCCGGGGTTGCGGCAGAACCAGAACTGGAGGGGGATGTAGAGAGTCTTGGCCGGGGTGCCCGCGCGGGGGGCGCAAGAGTTGGTGAGCTCAGCGCCGGCGCAAGAGGCATCGAGGGAGTAGCCCTTGCGGTCCTTCATGAGGACGAGGTCGTGGCTGTTGCCGATCATGTCATCGAGCGCGTCGATGGTGCCCGCATCCTGGGTGAGCTGGGTCCAGATCTGCATCCAGTCGCCGTACTGGCGGTCGATGCGCTGGCCGCCAATCTCGAGCTCAACCACCTTGATGAGGCGGTGGCCGATGTAGTTGAGCCAGCGGAAGCGGTTCAGGTTGGTAGAGCCGTTGACGAGGTCGACGGCGGGGAGGACAACCTGGACGTAGGTGCGGTACATCAGGTCCGCATTGCGGTTGATGACGGCGGTGACGCGCTTGTTGAAGTCCGCCTGGCCGTTGAAGGTGACCTCAATGGACTCCATGGCGAAGTTCGTGTGGCGCTTGTAGAGGATCTTCCAGAAGGTGATCTGGGGAGTACCCGTGATGTAGATGTCCTGCGCACCGTAGCTGACGAGCTGAAGAAGACCACCACCCATTTCGTGTTATGTACCATCGCAACACTTTTTTCTTCAGGGGTCGGCGCACGGAGTTTACGGCGAACCGCACACAAGTAGAAAAATGGACGTCACCGATACCGCTCTCGCCGCGTCCGCTGGAATTGGTCTCGCAATCTGCGCTGCGTGCGCCCTTGGCTATGCCTGGCGGACCTCTCGTCCTCCGAGGATGAAGCCCTCACGCTCTGACACCGATCTCACTCTCATTCTCGAGAATAGCATTCCCTCCTCCTCTGCGCTCTCCATTCGTCGTCCTCCTGAGGACCCGACTATTGAAGCACCATCCGGGGGACGATATGCATAGCTTCGAGTTCCTGAACCCACAGCTTCATCGCATACGGAATCGTCTTCGTGACGAACTCCGTCTGATTCCCGCAGGCTCCACAGGAGTAGATTCCCTCGAGTTCATTCACAACCGCCAGGGTTCCACATGTCTTGCAGATTCCCGTCGGGAACGGGTCTGACACATCCATCAGACGTTCCTTCGTGAACGCGGCCACACCGTGCGACAACATACAGTCGCGCTCCATTTCTCCAACGCGGAGACCCCCATCCCTCGCCCTGCCCTCACACGGCTGGCGGGTGAGGCTTACGATGGGTCCGCGTGCCCGAGAATGCTTCTTGTCAATCACCATGTGCTTCAGGCGCTGATAGAACGTCGGTCCCATGAAGATTTCGGCCTCCATCATCTCGCCGGTCTGCCCGTTGTAGAGCATCTCATTTCCGTAGGACTGGAGCCCGAGCTCCTGCATATGCTGCTTGAGATCCGCAACCTTCATGTGGTCATACGGTGTTCCATCGCCCAGCGTTCCACGGCGCACACCAATCTTGCCGTAGATGTTCTCCATCAGCTGCGCAATCGTCATACGAGACGGAACTGCGTGCGGGTTCATGATGAGGTCGGGACGCAGACCAGCTGCCGTGAAGGGCATATCCTGCTCTTCGAGGAGCATTCCGACGGTTCCCTTCTGCCCGTGACGGGAGGAGAACTTGTCGCCGATTTGGGGAACACGCTCCGACACCACGCGGACCTTGATGAACGGATAGCCATCGGAGTTCT